CGTCTTTTAAAGATGCTCCTTCAGCCAAGTCTTTTTTGAATTTTTGGTAGTCTGAGTTTCCAGTATCAAATGGGATTGACCATCCATCTGAACGATTTGCAGTTGTTACTCTATTTGCCAAAGGATCAAAACCAAGTTTGTAAGTATTCATTTATAACTCCGCTGAAAAAGCCGCATAAGAAGAAGTACCTTGTGCATACAGATAGCAAGCCTGACCTCCAGTAGTTCCACTTGTATTTACATAAAGACCACCATTTGTTTTTGATGATCTATTTGCGTTTACAGTCCAAGTACCAAAAGCATTATTAGCCGCAAAAGAATATAAAAAAGCACCACTTATACTCAAACTTGGTGCAGTTCTCATTGTTACTGGTAAAAATAAACCAAGTGCGGCTGTATTTCCTGCCTCAATACCACCCATCATTATTATTCCACTAGTTGCATTACCACTAGAATCAACTGGAGATGTTTGATAATAATACCTCTGACACAAAATCAACTCACGCCCATAGTCTCTGAAATCAAAACTTGTGGCTTGTGTACCTACTTCTAGTTGTACTCCTGTGATGTAGAAAGTTGCGCCACTAGACCCCATTGGAGCAACAGAACCAGTTGCGCCCCGATAATCGCCTGTAATCCAAGAACCAGTTGTTGATGTTTTTAGGTCTGTCCCGTTCCCCAAATCCCACATAATAGATAAACCATTTCCGTTTGTTGTTAGCCATGTTCCAGATGTATCACCAACAACAGTTATAGTTTTTTGCTCCCAAGTGTTTGCAACATTTACCGTATATGTAAATATGTAAGACCTGTTATTTCCATCGTTTTGAAATCCACCACTAAATGTTCCCGTAAGACTTGAACGAACCCAAAAAGAAAACGTTGTTGATACCGCCCCAGCAGTTCCGTAACCTAAGTCTGCAATGTTGTATCCCTCTATCCTTTGACAAACAAGACCACGTACAGCAGAGCCAATGGTTGCACCAGTAGTCACGTTAATAAGCAAAGAGTTCTTGTATCCTGTTGGTGCGGTAGTAGATTGTCCTTGTGTAATAGAGTAACTACCTGCGCTACATCGGGTAAAAAACCTATCAATGCAATATACTTCGCCAGTTGTTACCGCAACAGCAGTTCCAGCATTCCTTTGGTCAATCACCATCCCACCATTGATAATGCGATTCTTAAATCCAAAGGTGTTTGGTGTGCTGATTGTGTTTGTAAAAGATATTGCTTGTGCAGAACTAATCGTCAACGCAGTTGTCCCTGCTGTCTGGAGTGCCAAAGCCCCTGAAGTATCAGAAGTGACAATGACCCCTGCTGATGTTGATGCGTTTACTGTTGAGGTCAATTTGTCACTCCTTTATGGTTGGCGAATTCGCCATGAATCATATCTCTCATCAAACACACAAAATCATGTGCATCTTCTGCGCTTTTAAATGTAATTGCACTATACACTTTACTTTTAAATTGCACCCTTGCAATCCACCGTTTAAACTTAATATCCCAACTTACACCCTTATAGCCACTTCGATTGTCACGATCAGCACCTTTATTGGCTTTGTTTTCAGATGAAGTAACAGCCCTCAAGTTTGCTATTGAGTAATCTTTTTTGTCATTGTTTATGTGGTCAAGTTCTGGTGGCATTACACCATGTACCATTAAATACACCAATCTATGAACAAGTCTTGCATTGCCACAAAAACGAATAATTGGATAACCTGTAGCGTTAAAACATATTTTGGTTTCTCTTGTTTTGTCTTTCCAAGACAAAGTTTTGCCATCGTAGTCAAACCACGCATTAAGAGACTCTTGAGTTAACTCTTGTGCAGTCATTATTTATTCTCCAATGCAGTTATACGCTCTGTTAGTGATGTAATTGTTGCTGATTGTGCTGTGACTAAAGCAGAGAGTTCTTGGATTGACTTTACAAGATACGGAACAATTGCCGATTTATCTATACCCCAAGGACGTTGAATTGAACCGTCTTCATTGTCAATGCCTACTGATACTGCTCTAGGTAATTTGGTGTGCAATTCTTGTGCAATAAAACCAACGTCTGTAACTCCATTTTCTTTCCATACAAACTGGCGAATTTGAAGTTGGTTTATTGTTTCTAAAAATGATGGAGCATCAACAATATTTTCTTTTAATCTTTGATCTGATGAAGTGTTATATCCTATTGTTGTAGTAGTTGGAGCAGTAATATATCCTTGAGTTGAACCACCTGAATTTAAAAATTCTATAAAAGTAGTTCCATCAACTGTAGCAGTTGTTTTTAATACTAGACCTTGGTTAGATGCACCACTAAAAAGGACACCTATTCTTCCTTGTTTTAATGCAGTTGTAGTGTTACTCAATAGGCTTCCATCATTAAGGATGCGTATTCTTTCATCAACTGTAGCACCACCATCTCTTGTGCCAAAAACAATTCCATTTGCTGAATTGCCTGTGGTATCAATTTGTACAGAACCAATGTAAGCCATTGGTGAAGATGAACTTATACGACAAAAATTAATAACACCAGAATAATATCCAACTGCATTTTGTGGATTAACAAGTTGCATTGTTGCGGCAGTTGTTGCAGTTGTAGATGTTGATGAATAACTGACATCCAATGTTTTAGCAGGACTACTTGTACCTATACCTAATCTACCACTAGAGTCTAGGCGCATTACCTCACCAAGGTCAGTATCAACAAAACGATAAAGGGTTTTGTACTCAACACCTGTGCCTCCAGATGCCGCAAATTGCTGTATAAAAGTTGAATATTGTGTGCTTTCGGCTCTGATGTATGGAATTCCAGTTGTGGGCTTAACAGTAAATAAGTTTGTGCCATTAAAAGTAAGCGCAGACCCAGTAGCCAAAGCACTTGTACTTGTAGCGTATGGTATTCCGTTTGTTGTGAACCCTGAACCTGATGTTTGTATTGTTCCAGTTTCAGCAGGCAGAGTAATTGTGTACGTCCCTGTTGCCGATGGAGTGATTGTGGTGGAGCCTGATGTGGCTCCTGCTAAGACTAAATTTCCCATGTTTGTTCCTTTATAAGATGACCCAACGACTACTAGCACCAAGAGTTACACTCACACCACTTCCCAATGTGACTGGCCCTACTGAAGATGCACCATAACCGTTTGGTATGCTGTAACTTGTTCCAATAGTTTGGTTATTTACCATCAATCCATTCGATGCAATATGTTGTGGAGCTGTGATTGAGCTGCCGTCCCAAGTCAGTGAGGCAGAGCCTGCGAATGAGCCTGAACTGTTAAACTGAATTTGTGTAGTTGATCCACCGGGAGATACACTAACACTTGCCCATGTTCCGTCACCCCTGAGATAGGTTGTGCTAGATGGTGTTCCTGTAACTGCTCCTGATAGTGCAGTTACACTACTCATAATTGTACCACTTGTTGGCAACGTAACTGCTGTTGTAGCAGTAGCTGTTATTGTTTGAGCAAAAGCACCTGCATGGGTTACATTGCCTGCAATAGTAATTGTGTTTGAGCCATTATTAACGCCTGTGCCACCATTGGTTCCTACAAGTGTACCTGCTAAAGTGACAACACCTGTTGTTGATGTTGACGGTGTAAAACCAGTGGTGCCAGCACTGAACGAGGTTACACCACCTCCACCGATGGCTCCCCAAGCTGAGCCGTTATAGCCTTCAAAACTTGTTGTAGAACTATTAAACCTCAACATACCTGTTACACCAGATGGTTGTTGTCCATTTGTACCAGCAGGTAAAATGATGGCACCTGTTCCATTGAATGTAGCAGACGTAGCTGTAATCACTCCAGATGTTATAGACACACCAGAATTGTTTTTAATCAACTTGCCTGTTGTTCCATCAAATGTAGGAACAGCGCTATCAGTGGCAGAGGCTGGACCTGAAACAAAACTTCCTGAAGTAAAAGCTGCTTGTGTCCAAGCACTTCCTGTCCAAGTGTACAGTTGATTAACTGTGGTATCGAAATATAAAGAACCAGTTAGAAGAGCACCACCTGAATTGTTTAATGAAGGAGCACTGCTCTTAGCACCTAAGTATCTGTTATCAAAAGAAGTGTAGGAAGATGCTGCATTGGTGGCAGAGGTGGATGCACTAGAAGCGCTGGTAGAAGCGTTAGAAGCACTGGTGGCAGCATTAGAAGCAGACGTTGCTGCATTGCTTGCAGATGTTGACGCTGCTGCTGCAGATGCTGCTGCAGACGTAGCAGATCCTAATATACCATCAACATACAATTTAGTTGTAGCATCAGCATTTGCTGTAGGTGTACCAAGATTTGTTATCTTGGATGTGCCCATATCAATTGCACCACTCATGGTGCCACCAGTTAGAAGCAAACTAGTAGCAACAGCCGTGTCTACATATGTTTTAGTAGTTGCATCTGTTCCTGCTGTTGGTGTGCCTAGACCAGTGATTTTACTGGTACCCATGGCTATAGCACCAGACATGGTACCACCAGTAAGATTTAGTTTTAATGCATCAGCAGTGTCTACATATGTCTTAGTGGTTGCGTCTGCAGAAAGTGTTGGAGTGCCTAAGCCAGTAATTTTACTGGTGCCCATGGCAATGGCACCACTCATTGTTCCTCCAGTGAGAGACAACTTACCAGCTAAAGAGTTGGTAACAGTGGTGGCAAAACTAGCATCATTACCTAAAGCAGCAGCCAATTCATTCAATGTATCTAACGCAGCAGGAGCACTGTTGATTAGGTTTGTTATCTGAGTGTCTACATACGTCTTAGTGGTTGCGTCTGTACCAGCAGTTGGTGTTCCCAGCCCAGTGATTTTATTGGTGCCCATTGCTATGGCACCAGACATAGTGCCACCGGACAATAGCAATCTCAATGCATCTGCTGTGTCTACATAAGTTTTATGTGCAGCGTCAGTACCGTTTGTGGGAGATGCTAGTCCGGTGATTGTTCCGGCTGTTCCACTATTCATGTCCAATGAACCATTGATGGTTACATTGTTAAAAGAGGAACTGCCTGTAGAAGCTGTTACATTACCAGTGATGTCACCAGTGACATTCCCTATAACAGCGCCTGTATGTGTTCCAGTTGTGTTGCCTGTCACTGCACCAGTGAGAGGGCCAACAAAACCAGTGGAGGCCGTTATAGTTGTACCCGCAATTGTAGAGGCAGCAGTAGAACCAATAGGTGCGGGTGATGCCCAATCTGCACCATCAAGCAGGTCTGAATTTAAATTAACAACCTTAGTGGTTGAGGTTACAGCAAAGGGGGCTGTACCTATCGCTATGGTTGATGTGATTTGACCAGAAGCAGAAGCTGTAACTAAAGAAGCATTACCTGCTAAATATAAATCTTTAAACTTTAATGCAGAAGTGCCTATGTCTATGGCATTTGTAACAACAGGGTTGAAAACACCTGTAGCAAATCTAACTTGCTCAGTGGTTGTACTGCTTACATTAGTGTAAATACTAACTCTATTGTTAGTACCGTCAGTTACAACTCTAGTTAACGCATAAAGACTATCACCAATTAAAGCAACTGGTGGTCCTTCTCCTGCGGTACCATCATGCTTGTGTCCTGTAGATGCATGAAAAGCATCACGTAAAGCATTAAACTCATTGTTAATAGGCGTAGCTCGGACAACTGCCGTTGGGATGATGTCTGCTGATGATTGTCTTGTGTAACCACTCAAGGTGAATTCTCCTTAACGTCTATCATTCGTAGAATAATTCAAGACCATTCCTTGAATTGTATGACTAGCATTTGTATCATTAGCCACATATTTAAATGAAATTGAAAAACCAGAACCTGTTATATTTGTTTTTGTAACAGGTGAAGGGTTTCCATCAAATATTGCATTACTATCATAAAGCGCTACATTATAATAAGCAGCACTTCCAAATGTTGTTATTGCTTCATTCTTGGGGTTGAACACACCTTGGCTATCTTCAAAGTCATAATAGATAGCCATTGATATATTAGCAGCCCCCTCACTCTTTAAGAAAGTGGAAATGTTGTAAAAGTTTTTTCTAATAGTGGGGTCTTGGAAATAATAAAAAGGTGTTTGAAACACACTTAATATTTCTGATCCATTAAAAGAAGTTCCACTTTCTTGCTTGTATAGTTTCCCATTTAAATCGCCATGTATAACTATTTCGTCTACACCAACATATCCACTAGAAGCACATGTTGCTGGAAAGTTAAACAACTGACTAAATTCAAAAGACACACTACCATCATTACCCTGTCTCAACCCACCTAACAATCCCAATGTTCCTTCTGTTGCAGAGAAGAATCTAAACTGAGACTTCTTACGCAACACCACTGCTGTCAGTGTTTCTGGATCTATAGAATCAGCTACAAGGTCACCAAGTAAGGCACTAACTGTAGATTGAATTTGTCTAGAGACAGTCTCAAGCTCAACGTCACCAATCTTATTAGTGCCGGCAATTGGTCTAAATCCATCAGGACCTAAGAACAAAAGATTACCACCAAATTCTATCACACTGTCTGGTACTAAACAACCTAAATTGGTAGTGACTTCCCCTAAGACAAAGTCACCTATGTTAGTACCTGTCAATTGTTTAATGGCATTCTTTCCAAAGATATATAAAATATCTCGAAAAGGTTTAATCTGTACAACTTCAAACCCTACATTAATAACACCAGCACCATTAGCTGGATTAAAGTCTGTCTCCGCTAAAGGGGAAGAGAAGTATAAATTGTATGGATCTGTTGGGTCACCAGCTAAGAATAAATGATTCTTAAATGAAGCAGCATACTTTGGACTATCCGGTGCATTACTGCTTGTTATTTGTGTATACGTAGTGCCATTATAAATTGCTGCTGGGTTAATACCGTCAGTTAAAACAATTTTTGGAACACCCCAATTAAACTTAATAAATCTAATTTTTTTAACACCCGTCATTGTCACAGTACCGGGGGTAGCTATAACTGACCAAGTGGAAGAAGAAGCTACCCACTTATAGAAATAATTGGTTCCTGCTATTGGCTTACGGCATGCAAAAATACTATCATTTAAACCCTCTGCCACCATGCAACCCAGTACAGCTCCTGTACCTGTCAATGTTCCATAAGTATTCGCATATCCGCTAATTCTTCTATATCCACCAGTGATTGATGGTTCATAATTGAGAAGTTGAATTCCAGAACCGGGAGTGAGTTCACCCTGTGAAAGCACATCTCCATTGGTATTGAGTCCTCCTAAACAAGAAACTCTAAAACCATTTATTTTATCTGCCATTAAAACACCTTAGATGTTGCTGGCGTTGTAGTAATCATTGTTGATCTCATTAGATTGGTTTCACCAATCAACAACCTACGCATTGTCTTAATACCCTGTTCAAAGTTGGTACGATGGATGGCTGCACTTTGTTCATTAGACCTGAACAACATCATGTACATCATTCCACCATCAACTAAAACATTCTTAAATCTATCAGGAACAATACAGACATCTGTTGCTGCTACTAAATCATTTGGAAATGTCCAGTAGTTGTATTCAATTTGGTAAGCATCATTTGCTATGGGTGTTACACCAAATGACAAGTTGTCTGGAATGTCATATACGAAAACAGGTGCTCCATACGCACCGGTTCCACCAGTGTCTTCTCTTGGACGCTGCGTTTCAATGTATGAAGTGTATGTAATATACGGTAATTTTTTAGGGGAGTTTTGTTGGGCGGTGAGTTGTTTTAAATAAAAACTATCCCAATCCACACTAGACATGTTTGTTTCAAAAGCATATGTCTTAGTACCAGATGTCAGTGTCTGTATTTTAGTAGCCGATGCAAAAGGCCATTCTTGGGCTGTATGCATAAGTTCTCTAATGGATGCACTGATGGCATTTTTAGCTAGATTTTGCACATTACGTGCAGTGGCAAGCTCAGTGGTGTCCATAGTCACCTCACCAAGTCGTGTCAGCAAATCATTCGTTAGAGAAAGGTATGTTGCCATATTTTTTAAAAAAGAAAAGGAGAAGCCCCTTTTGAGGACTTCCCCTTACATACTTCAATTATATTTGAGTACGCAGTACAGAAGCAGGACCAACACGATCAGTTGCATCGACAATCACAGCAAACACACGGACAGAACCTGCGCTGAGAGTTGTAGTCTCAGTTACAAGTAACAAGTCCAAAGTGTCAGCAGATTGACTTACGATGGGATAACCAGCAGTGGCTGGGGTTGCATAGGTGCCAGCAGCAGCCGAACTAGTCACAGCAAAAGCAGAGACATAGGCAGCAGCAGTAACACCAGTAACACCCAAGCTAACTGTACAGCTACCAGTAGCAGCAGTGATCACTTCAAAACCAGCAGCCAACACAATAGATTGTGCAGGAATCTGGAGAGCTTCAATCACATCAGTAGCAGCTAAAGCGCTACCTTTGGCTGTAACAGCAGAGGCCCAGTTAATGGTGTTTTCCACCACATAAGGCATGTTGCGAAGTGAACGGCTAGGCTGTGTACCAGCGCCAACAGTATTGGAGAGAGTTGTAATAGTTGCCATTTAGTTTTCTCCTTAAGCAGCGTTGTATTTAGCAGTTGTAATAGCCTCAGGACGTAAGATTTTACGACCATAGAGGTGCATACCACGCACGATGTCAGCAAAGCTGTCGGGATCACGATATGTTTCAGTCTTGGTGATTTGCTGAGCAGTTGCTACAGCAGAGTCATGACCGGCAACAATAATACCGAAGTTACTGTTTTGATTGGCAGTGCCAGTTGTTGAAGGACCTGTACCAATTTTAGGTAAGTTGTTAGAAACAAATACACGGAAGCCATGTAAGTTGTCTACAACCAAACCGTTTTGTAGGCCAGAGCCACCAAACAAGTTGTTGAACAAACGTGAGTCTTCATCTTTCAAGAGTTCGATGAACACTGGATCGACAACCAACCAACGACCATTTGTGTCAACAAACTGCTGGTCTAACAAACGACCCATACGAGCGATCACCTGCAAAGGTGTTGCTGTAGATGTAGAGGCTGCTGTAGAACCGGGCAAGCGTGGAGACAAGGGAATGGAATGATCACCAGCAGAAGCTGTTGTGATGTTACCAAAGCTGCTTTTGATCAACTTCATAGTAGACAACAACTCATCACTACCAGCAGTACTCACAGCTTTTGTGCCGGGAGCAGTTGTACGAGCAGTGTCGGATGAAGAGTGTTTAGCAGACTGATAGTAGCCAGACAAGTAACCCAATGCGTCTTGGTCATACTGGTCACGCAAGCGATATGCTGCACGATCAGAAGCCATTTGCATGAAGTTTACATGAGAGTGGGCTGCTTCAATGTCATCAATTTTGAAGGCATAGTAGTTAGCTTGATCAACAACAAGTGTGAAATCCTCATCATTCAAGTCTTGTGCAGTGATTTGTGTACCACGGGCATAAGACTGAACTGAAACTTCAGGCTCTTTGATGATCTTAACTGAATCGCCCATGTTGGCGATCTCACCGAAGTAGTCACTGTTAGTGATGGCTTCAACGGTAGATGATTTACGGAAAGCAAGTTGTACTTGTTTTGAGTAGATTACTGGTGAAAAATTACCATTAGGTAAATTACCGTAACCTACGGCTCTTGGGAATGCCATGATTAATCCTCCTGAGATATATAGGGCATATAATTAAATACGCTTACATCACTCCAGTGGCTGATATCATTAGGTGCATTACTCTCTGAAGCGCCCCTCAGAACATAATGGGCTAGTAGACTTTCAGGTATATCTGATAGTTTATTGCTTTGCGTTAACGAATTGTGTGCTTTGAGGTGGTCATTGCGGTGACGGCTCTAAGCAAAAGGGGAAAGACTACAACCAAGCAGTCTTTCCAAAGTTATACCATTAATAAAATGTTTGTCAACTACTATCGAGCACTACCACTTAAGTCATAAACAAACTTACCAGCTTTGATGGATTTTGCTATGGCTTCTTGG